GGTACTTGGGTCTATCTTGTCTGGTGGCGCAAGCCCCGCGCTGAACGGTCTAGCTGTAACGGCTAAAGCCACTGGTGCTACAATTACTTATGTTGCTGGAATTAACGTCAACCCATTCACTGGCGGCGCACAGCAGATTACTACTCTGCCAGCAGCGACAGTAGGCGTTGTTGTTGTCCACGCTCAGTCCGTAGACACTACTGGCGGCACTGCTTTCTTGAGCTTTGATTGTGCGGGTAGTGATGCTTATGAAACAGGCAGCGTTATCGAAAGCCGTACCAGCAGTGCAGTTGTGTTTGATACGTCTACTGCGGGTGAAACTTTGTTGAAGTATACTCCTGCAAGCGCAACAACAAACTTGTTTAGCATTGGCTCGTACATCTACTTTACTTGCACAACAGCAGGTCTGTGGAATATCTCGTTTAACTTTCAGCCTCTTGGTGCGGGTACTACTGGCACGTTTGTTTTTGCAGCCTAATAACTAATTTGGCGGGGTTAACGCCCCGCCTGTAATCTATAGGAGGCCAAAATGGCAGGATCAGACGTAACCCCAGTCATCATCAGCGATGAGGTGGCTTTAGACGCGGACGGAATTTCAACAGCCACTTCAGTGGGAAACAACGCAGCCTTGGTTATTGGCGGGGCTTTAGCTTCTGGCGGAAGCGTTACAAACGCCTCTGCACGACAGGTAACAATTTTGTCCGCAGGAAACGATTCTTCAAAGTCGTTTAATATAGTTGGCACAGATGTAAATGGTGCGGCACTTACCGAAAACCTTACGGGCGCTAATGCTGGAACAGCAACCAGTGCTGGTTATTTTAAAACAATTGCAAGCATAACTGCGGTTGGCAATCCCGCAGGAAACGTATCCGCTGGTATTAATGCTAATGCAGCAGGTGTAATCTTCGCAGGACGCACTCGTTTGCAAGGGTTTTCTTTTTATTCTGGCGGAACCGCTGGAATAGCTAACCTACGGAACGGTGGTGTTACAGGCACAGAACTAATCCAGTTTCGCTCGATTGGAACTGACAACGCTTCTGACGACCCGTTTATGCCGGATGAGGGCGTACTGTTTAAAGATGGTTGCTTTGTTACATTTGTTGTTCCGCAGTTTGACTTGATGATGTTCTACCACGCATAAACTTTAGGGTGGCTTGATATGGCTAAGATCGACAAGTCCAAGATGAAATGCAACGTACCCAAGCGTCAGATTTCTGGCGGTAAAAAGTCCGTTGTAAAGGCTTGCGATAAAGGTAAAGAAAAAATCATCAGGTTTGGCGATGCCAATATGACCATTAAGAAGTCCAACCCTAAACGGCGCAAATCGTTTCGTGCACGGCACGGGTGCGATACAAAGAAACTTGACAAGCTGACGGCCCGTTACTGGTCCTGTAAGATGTGGTGACGGGATGAAGTTTGACATACAACATGTTTTTTCGGTCTTGGGCTTGGCTTTGTTGGGCTGGGCATCGTTACAGGTGTATCAGTTAAACGCTAATGTTGCGGTGGTGTCGTATAAAGTTGACGAGAACCACGATATGATAAAGCCTATGTGGCAAGACTTTTTAGTACGGAGGGCCAAGTATGACTTTATCCCGATCACAGATGTCCAAACAGATTTCCACGCCTCCAACACGGAGAAGAACAAATGACGAAAGACGCTTGCTACAAGAAAGTAAAAGCACGTTACAAGGTTTTCCCAAGCGCCTACGCCTCGGGAGCAATAGCAAAATGTCGAAAGGTGGGCGCGTCAAAGTGGGGCGAATCTTCTAAGAAACGCAAACGTAAGGTTACAAAGAAGTTAAAAGACGGGGGCTTTATTGCCCTGGGCTGTGGCGAAGTTGCAGAGAATAGACGCAAAGAAACAAGAACCTTCTGATGGCTGTACGCAAATCAAAAAAAGGTGCGGCACTCAAGCGTTGGTTCAAAGAGGGCTGGGTAGACGTCAAGACGGGCAAGCCTTGCGGTCGCAAGAAGGGCGAGAGCCGCGGCACTCCGTATTGCCGTCCAAGTAAGAGGGTGAGTTCAAAAACACCTAAGACGTCTAAAGAAATGACAGCGGCGGAAAAACGTAGTAAGATACGCGAGAAGAATAAACTTGGACAACCTGCGGGCAAGCCTCGTAGAGTGTCCGCCGCGAAACGTAGTACCAAACGCAAGACGAGGAACTATTAATGACAGTATCAAACTCAAGAGACTTTAATCTCGACGTCGGTGAGGTCATCGAGGAAGCATTCGAGAGGTGCGGGATTGAAGTCCGCACAGGCTATGACGCTCGTACCGCTCGTAGGTCTCTGAACCTGATGTTTGCGGAGTGGGCTAATCGTGGCCTGAATATGTGGACCGTGAAGCAGGGCACTGTCACCCTGACACAGGGGCAAGCGGAGGAGACGTTGCTTGCCGATGTGGTTGATTTGTTGGAAGTAACGCTACGAAGAAGCGGCACGGATTTCACTATTGACCGTATTAGTCGTGGCGATTACGTCACGATACCGAACAAAACAACCCAAGGGCGGCCTAGCCAGTTCTGGTTTAACCGTCAGATTGCGCCTGTGATTAACCTTTGGGCTGTCCCTGATAACTCCACTGATCAATTGATCTACTACTATCTACAGCGGATTGATGACGCAGACACTTTGGTGAACACTACTGATATGCCTTTCCGGTTTTTCCCTTGTATGGTTGCTGGGTTAGCCTATTATATCGCCATGAAACGAGCGCCTGACCGTGTTCAGATGTTAAAGTCTGTATATGAGGAAGAGTTCCAGCGCGCCGCAGACGAAGACGAAGATCGTGTTCCGTTGAAGTTACAGCCTAGCATTCAGTATCTGAGGGTCTAATGACATTTGCATCTGGTAAAAAAGCATGGGGAATATCAGACCGCTCGGGCTTCCGCTATCGTTTAAAGGATATGAAGAAAGAGTGGACTGGTGCGCTTGTTGGACCGGATGAGTTTGAAACTAAGCAGCCTCAGTTAAGAGCACCGAAGGTTACGCCTGACCCGCAGGCCCTTCGAAACCCTCGTCCTGAGCAAGACTTAGCGGAGCAACGGAACATACAGTACGGTTGGAATCCAGTTGGTGGGCCTATCGACAATGGGGTAAATCCTCCTAATAACTTACTTGCTACAGGTTCTGTAGGGGCAGTGACGGTGAACATAACATGACTATGACATATAGCGAGCTAAAACAGGCTATTGAAGACTACACCGAGAACAACGAGACGACGTTCTTAGCTAACTTACCTTTGTTTATTAGGCTGGCAGAAGAACGTATTCTTAAAAGTGTTCAGTTGAACCTGTTTCAAAAGAACGTAGCCGGTAACATGACATCGGGCAATCAATTCTTAACGGCGCCTTCAGACTTTTTGGCGCCCTTTTCTGTGAGTATTGATGTTTCTGGGGACAAAGAGTTTTTACTGTTGAAAGACTTGGACTTTGTTCAGACGTATACTCCTGACGTTACAACAACAGGGGTTCCTAAGTATTACGCCCAGTTTGACGTTGATCACTTTATACTAGGGCCAACCCCTAATGCAAACTTTGCTACGGACGTTCACTACCTTTATCGTCCCGCATCTATAACGGCGGGTGCCGAGAGTGGAACGTCGTGGCTGTCTGAGAACGCAGAGATTACTTTGCTGTACGGATCGTTGGTAGAAGCGTATACCTTTATGAAGGGCGACGCGAGCTTGATGCAGTTGTATATGCAGAGGTTTGCTGAAGGCGTGTCAAGGCTCAAGAACTTGGGCGAGGCTCAAGAGCCCATAGACGAGTACCGTTACGGAACGATTAGGAAGGCTAGAACATGATCCCTCAGTTAAACATAGGTCTACCCGACTCGTATCAAGTCAATGTTTTGACTACAGAGGGCCGTGGATTTACACCTGAAGAACTTGCACAACAGTGCGCGGACAAGATTATTTCTATTTCTGACGAAGCACACCCAGCCATCCAAGCTCAAGCACATGCTTTCAAAGACCGCATGGTTAAGATGATAGAGATTTATCTAGCTGACGCTGTGCAAAACGACCGAACTACTGTATATAATGCATTAACAGACGCAGGGCATCCTGATCTTGCGTCACTTATAAGGAGATTGTGACATGGCCTTTAATGGTAACTTCATGTGTACGAGCTTTAAGAAAGAGCTTCTTGAGGCCAAGCACAACTTTTTAGCGAGCGGGGGCAACACGTTTAGGTTGGCACTGTATACTAACAGCGCAACATTTACTGCGGCAACTACTGCGTACACTAGCACTAATGAGATCAGCAACACTGCTGGTAGCGCGTATGTTGCGAAGGGGGTGGCCTTAACGAACGTGAACCCTTCAGCTTCTGGAACTACTGCATTAACAGATTTTGCTGATGCGTCTTATAGCTCTGCAACATTTACGGCTCGTGGCGCTTTAATCTTTAACGACACCGCATCGGGTGATCCTTCTGTAGTTGTTCTAGACTTTGGCGCCGATAAGACCGCTACCAATGGCACCTTCACGGTTGTTTTCCCCGCGGCTGACGCAAGCAACGCGATTATTCGGATAGTCTAATGGTTGATTCCGTCGCCGCATTTCTTGGGTGGAATAGCTCCATACAAGGGTGGAACACGGGCACTTGGAATACCAATGTTGCCTTTCCACTAACAGCAACAGGTTCCGTTGGAACGGTTGTTGTTAATGCGGCGTCGGTTGTCCCTGTAACGGGTCTAGCCGCAACGGGCTCTGTAGGCAGTATTTCTGTGGTAGTAGATGCCGCAGTTTCTGTAACGGGCCTAGCCGCAACCGGAACGCCTGGCGCGGTTACGGTTACAGGCACCGCACTATTCGACGTCACGGGAGTCGCAGGTACAGGGCAAGTTGGCGACGTCGGCGCACTCATTGAGATTGATGTTGCGATTGATGTAACTGGTCTTTCCGCTACCGTTATCACCCCCGTTCAACTTCTTGTCTGGGGAAACATTGCCCCAAATCAAATTCCAAGCTATAGTACGGCAATACCGTTACAGTCGCCTGGATATACTAATATAGCAGCATAGGAATTGCACCATGGCTAGTACATATGTCAACAATTTACGCCTTGAAGAAATCGGAACTGGGGAACAGTCTGGTACTTGGGGCGACACAACAAATACAAACCTTGAAATCATTGGCCAAGCGGTTGCTTGGGGGACTAGAGCTATTGCGAACGCATCCACGGACAACATTACGATTGCCGATGGCGCGCTGGATGCAGATAGATGTCTTGGGCTAAAGCTCACCGGCGGCGGGCAGGCTTGTACTATTACACTCTTACCTAACACCAGTTCTAAGACTTGGTTCATGTATAACGCAACGGCTGCGGCGTTGACGTTTACATGTGGCAGTGGCGCGAATGTAATTATCCCTGCGGGTCAGACTAAAGTTATTGCGACAGACGGCTTGGGTTCAGGGGGCGTGGTTCACGATCTTCTCACTGCGGTTAACCTAGCGGGAACAACTCAAACCGCCGCAGTAACAACTCAGGGAACCTTAACAGTCGGCGTAGACGACACGGGCTACGATGTTAAATTCTTCGGTGCTACATCAGGCAAGTCTTTGCTCTGGGATGAGTCGGCAGATAGTTTGATTGTAACGGGCACAACCACTCTGGTGGGCACAACTAACCTAGACGCCGTTGATATTGATGGCGCGGTTCAAATTGATGCCGCCGTTTCCGTTGGTGTAGATGACACGGGTTTTGATGTTAAGTTCTTTGGTGCTACATCAGGCAAGTTTGTTTTGTTTGACGCAAGCGAAGATACTCTGAGCGTATCTGGAGACTTTACTACAGTTACCGCAGGTACGTCTAACTTTGTAGCAGGCGTTAACGCAGGTAACTCAATAGCCTCTGGCGGTAACTTCAACGTCTGTGTGGGCGATGAATCGGGTACTACAATTAGTACGGGTGACCATAACACATTAGTTGGCTTTAATTCAGGAGCATTACTACTTACTGGTGGAGAAAACACTTTACTGGGTGATGCGACTGGTGAGGCTTTAAGTGTTGGTATTCAAAACGTAGCCGTAGGATATT